ACACCAACCACTACGATCACCACAAACCACATCAACTCATGAGCGGCTTGAGAAGCGGCTCCCGATTCAATCCACCAACTTGTTTTCATTTGTTTGCTCCTTTGATATTGATTGGTAGATTGTTAAACGCCTTGCCTTGTAGATACGACGGATCAAATCCGTAACACCCCGCCATTACGCCTATGTGCTTGTTGATAAAGTTCCTAGTGAATGTGTCGCTAGGTATAAGGCTCGTGGCTATATGCCCCGCCGTTGTGGTTACGCTAGTGACCCAACTAAAACGAAGTTGCTTTCTCATTTGTCATCTCCTCTTCCAATAATCATGCATGCTAAGAAGTAAACACAAAACGCTATGGCTATCAGCCCTAACGCACCGTTCAATGCTCTCAAGAACTCAGCGATCTCACTCATCTCTTATCTCCTCTCTGTAAAACACAATCGATCTGATGCGGTAGCACATTCAAAGTGCATCTACGCTCATCCATTGTGGTCAGGGTTATCAACTCCCCGATCCGCTCGACAAAGCATGGCTTCTTATTGAAGTGCACCACATCACCCACTCGCACCTCACCATTGGCATCGAAAAGTCTTGGGGCGACCTTGGGCCAATTTATCGGGCCATCTGTTACTAACTTAGCGTTGATTCTCATCTCAACCCCCTTGCTACCCATAGCAGATAAAAAGATCTGATTACACCCATGCGATACCCGAACCGCAACTTCCAATACGCATACCGCTCCCCATGCCAAACCACGATACTCCGCACCTCGATTGGATTTATCATCTGACTAAACCTCCTTTGTTGTTAATACCTTTTGCCATCTCTCTTGCACTTTGTTTTGTGAAGAGCATCGGGCCTTGTTTATGTGGGGTGAGTATTGTCCAACCCTTGCGTTCACTCACCGCCCGTTTATCGCCACACTTCTTGCAGTAACAACTTAATAATTGACGATCAGGTGGCTCAATTTCTGACCCACAGTCCCAACAATCCACATATCTAGTACCCATATCACACACTCCTTACAAAACAATCAACGAACTGAACCCGATCTCTCAGGCTCAGGCTTTCCCATGTTGGCTTTACGAACTCAACTTCGTAGGTGAAGTCATCTTTGCGCCACGACTTCTTGCGCATTACTTTTACTTTGGGTACTATCCGTACTTGGGGTTTGATTGATGCAAGGGTTTCTTGCCAAGTTTTTGTAGTCATGTTCACTCTCCAAAAGTTATTAATAGATAAGACACGCAACGATGAACCCTATAAACAAAAACTTATAGTCAACTATAAGATTCATCGCGCCGTGTCCGGCGTTGACCCCTCTGCTATAAATGCAGTCCTGTGTGGTGTTCGGGGTAAGGGCGTACTAGTTAGCGTGGCAAAAGGGTCTAACTCGACAAAACAAAACCCTCAACTAACTAATACACCGCAGAGATACTGCTCGGGGTGGTCTGTGTGGGGATGGAGAATCTCTGATTAAATGCCGTTCGATATGGGGTGTTCTTGATTGGGATAGTGTGAACCGCAGTATTAGTGGTTACGGGGAATTACCCCTCCGCACATCTACTACACATACCGACCACGCGACACAGCGTGCCCGTGACCTACATAGAATCTTGACTCCGTGCCAATGACACACAGACGCCCTACGCCTACTCTGCACTTGGCAGTTAAACCAAAACTTATAGTCAACTATAAGTATGGGATAGCCAAGCGTTCATCTGATTGTTAAAGAGCGGGTCGGCGTGCTTTGCCGACTGAATCCATATTATCTCATAGGTCTATATATAAGTCAATCCCTAGAATCGCTTATATGTCAAGTGTTTTTACATTGGGGATAGGGCAGATTTGTTTTACTTTGGGGGCTTGTTCCAAGAATGGGGGGATTTGTTCTCGCTTGTTCCAAAAGTTTGAACAGGTGAAATGCTTTAAAGATCAATATGTTAGGGCAAGAATCATTTGCTTGTTCCTTTGTTCCAAGGGATATGATGCACCTGCGCAGAAGGTCTTTGTCTGAAGAAAAGAAGGCGGTGAAAGTAAAAGTAAAAGAGATAAATTTGGGAACCCTGTATATATTTTTTATTAAAGAACAAATATATAGAAAATAGAAGAAAGAACAGATAAATCAATAACTTAGCCTGTACTCTTACAGAAGAACATTTGGTACAAAATTTGGAACAATGGCTTGCAGACGCCATCTCGCAGTTCCTTTATAGTAATTAGAGGAAGTACAAAGTAGTAATGCTACTTTTTGCCTAAACTTATAGTCGACTATAAGTTTGCTACGGTAGAGAAGATGCCAGTTCTGCCCTGCCCCCGCGCCCCCTCCCGCACCCACCTACGCGCACGCTCACACCCACCAACAACTTAAGCCAAGCCGCCCTCACCGTTCGCGCCCCACTCACCGAGAATGACACCAGTTCTATTGATGCCAGTTTTTGGGCGAAAAAAAACCCCGCCGAAGCGGGGTCTGAAGTGGTACTGATTACTTGCTCAGAGGGTTAAACTTCTTTTCTTTCGCGTCATCAAGCGCGTCGATCAAGAAAGACATTAGCGGGTAGGATTTAAACCCATTCTTTTCCTCTTTAACGGCATTAAAGAATTTCCGCAGTTTAACTTCTGCCTGTGCGCTTGTATCATTTTTGCCGATAGCGACTAGGGCAGATGTTTTTGCCTTGCCTTTAGTATTCGCACCGCGCTTTGCACCTTTGCCTGCTTTTTTACTCGCGTTAGTGTCGAATGCCTTGCCGTCATTCACAGCCAGACGCACGCCGGACAGGTACTGATTCTTGGTCGCGACTGATAACGATTCGGGCATACCGTCAAAAATCGCCTGAGCGACTGCGCAAGTACGGCGTGACGCGCCGATCTTAATCTTGGCGTCGCGTAATGCCTTGATGCCTTCTTTAATCTTTTGAGTAGCATTAAGCGCACCGTCAACGATTCCAAGGTTTACACCGATCTCGCGAGCAATTGCTGTTGCATTGATTGCGGGTGACTTTACTGCTTTAACTGCTTTTGACTTTGTTGTCATTTTCACATCTCCTGTATATGTGACACGCGGAATTGCCTGCCACAAGTGAAACTATAGCATAGATCTATGGGATACAAAATCGAAAACCTATAGTCGACTATAAGTTTGACGCGCGACCCCCACCGTACCCCTACCCCCCAAAATGGCTAGATGGGACCCGCCCCCGCTACGCTGTGTGTTTTGCACATTGGATACCCACTTTCCCAAACTCAATGTAAAAGTAAAAGACCCCCTCCCCCTGCATTAATTACTCCCCCCAAAAAGTCGCCATTTTTAGGGAAAACACCCCCCTTATCTTTTTGAATTCGCACCCCCCGGGGGGTATATAATTTTTTCGTGGGGGCGCCTCTTTTTGACGATGGAGGTTTTCCAATGCCCCCACACCTCTTGACAAAACAAAAACTATCTAGTAAGTTCCGCACAACTGAAGAACCGACAAAAGGACTTCTTACACCGTGCCGATAGTTGTAACACCCGAAGTTGGGATACCACTGCCCTTTGACGTAACGCCAGAGGAGGCAGAAGGTTTTCGTGAGCGAGCCAAAGCCGCTTGCGCCACTATCCTAGAACTCATAGACTCCGGCGCCAATGTAAAAGCCGATGAAGAAGACTCTGCTGTGGCCCACCAGATAGCGACCACGGGAAACTTCGTTCCATCTAAAACACCTCCGGGTGCCATCCTAAAACTAGAAGCCCTGCTGGATCACTATGACCACGAGTTTTTGGAAGTCAACCGCAAGATCCAGAACCTAGTAACCAATAAGTTGTTAGAGGAAACGGAAAACGAGGACGCCAAGGTTAGGCTCAAGGCGCTGGAACTGCTAGGTAAGCGCAAGGGGGTACAACTCTTTACCGATCAGGTCGAAGTTACTGTTAAACAAAAGCCCATAGAGGAAATTGAGAAGGAACTTGGCTCTTTATTGGAGCGCTACATGGGTCCTGTGGAACAAACGGTAAAGAACGATATACAAGATGTTGAGGTAAGTGATAGCGAACCGGACCAGAGCATAATCCCCGACGACGATGAGTTAGACGCCCTGCTGGGGCTAAAAGATAAGGAGGGCGACGGTGAGCCAGAACCGCCTGCAAGCACTCCTCAATAACAAGAGCACCCTAAACCAACTGCCTCCCAGTGTAAAAGCCAAGATTTTTGAGTTGGTTGAGGAGTTGGAGGAGCGCAAAAGTGCGGAACAGGCACAGAAGTCCTTTATGGCGTTTGTCCAGAAGGTCTGGCCTTCGTTTATACATGGGGCGCACCACGCCAAGATGGCTGAGGCTTTTGAGAAAGTGGCTGAGGGCAAGATAAAGCGGCTGATTATCAATATGCCACCCCGGCATACCAAGTCAGAATTCGCTTCATACCTGCTTCCGGCGTGGTTTCTAGGTAAATTTCCTAACAAAAAGGTCATTCAGACCTCTCACACTGCCGAATTGGCTGTGGGATTTGGACGAAAGGTGCGAAATCTTGTCGATCAGGACACGTATAGAGAGATTTTCCCGGGGGTTGGCCTACAAACAGACTCTAAGGCTGCTGGCAGGTGGGCGACTAACAAGGGTGGAGACTATTTTGCTATCGGTGTCGGTGGTGCTGTTACGGGTAAAGGTGCCGACATCCTTATTATCGACGATCCGCACTCTGAGCAAGAGGCTGCGCAAGCGGAAATAAACCCAGAAATCTACGATAAGACCTACGAGTGGTACACATCAGGCCCACGGCAGCGTCTACAACCGGGAGGCGCCATCATAATTGTGATGACTCGGTGGAGTAAGAAGGATCTCACGGGTCAGGTCATCAAGGCGGCAAGTCAAAGGTCGGGTGAGGAGTGGGAAGTCATAGAATTTCCGGCTCTTTTGCCCAGCGGCAAGCCCTTGTGGCCTCAGTTCTGGCCTCGGATGGAGTTAGAAGCCCTCCAAAAGGAACTTCCCCACGGCAAGTGGATGGCGCAGTACCAGCAGAATCCGACTTCTGAGTCCTCAGCCATTGTAAAACGTGAATGGTGGCAGGTCTGGGAGGATGACGAGGCGCCAAATTGTGAATTTACCCTGATGGCGTGGGATACGGCCTTTGAGAAGAGTAATCGAGCCGACTACAGCGCTTTGACCCACTGGGGAGTGTTTTATCACCCGGATGATACGGGGCTACCACAGGCAAACATCATACTTTTGAACGCTTTTCGGGAGCGTATGGAGTTCCCAAAACTGAAGCAGACGGCTATTGATCAGTTTAAGGAATGGGAGCCGGATAGCGTAATTATTGAGAAAAAAGCCTCTGGGGCGCCCCTGATTTACGAGATGCGGGCGATGGGAATTCCTGTTCAGGAGTTCACTCCAAGTAAAGGTAACGACAAAATCAGCCGATTGAACGCCGTATCAGACCTGTTTGCTAGTGGTAGAGTGTGGGCACCGAACACACACTGGGCGGAGGAGGTAATTGAAGAGGTTGCAAGTTTTCCTGCGGGCGAGCATGATGACTATGTTGACTCCGTGTCCCTAGCGTTGATGAGATTCCGCAAGGGTGGGTATATACGTACACTTCTCGACGAAGAAGATGAGTTGCCGTCATTCAAGAGGCATTTCGAGGGGTACTACTGATGTTGGTTGAGGTACCTGAGATATTGTGTGATTTGGCAGTTAAGGACTTTGTAAAGGTTAGCCCCATAGAGGCGGGTATAAGCACTGATATTTTAGTAAACCGTGAAATTAGGGACACAACTGTTCGTTTTATAGAAGAGAACCACTGGATGACTGGAGTTATGTATCACATCGGGCTACAGGCAAATAAGTTCCACGATTGGGGCTTTGATGTGAATTCTTTTGAAAACATTCAGTATGCAGAGTATGAAGATGGGCAGCATTACAATTGGCACATAGATACGTTTCTTCTTTCTAAACGGCCTTTAGATCGAAAAGTTACAGTAATTTGTTTATTAAATGACCCTAAAGAATTTGAAGGGGGAGAGTTGCAGGTCAAAAAGGAAATGATTCCGCTTAAAAAAGGATCTGTAATTGCGTTTCCTTCGTTTTATCCACATCGCGTAACTTCGGTTACTAAAGGTATTCGTAGGTCTGCGACTCTTTGGGTTACAGGCCCAGCGTTTAAATAAGGATAGTTTGAGGGGTACTACTGATGGCGGTTACTCAGCAACATATGGGGCGTAATTCGTTAATAGACCGACTAACGGCTCAGGTGGGTGATCGGGATTTGGCTGTTGAGATATTGAAGAAGCGAGGGCACTTGGAAGCGGACGGCGTAACACTAACCTCCAAAGGTAAAGAGCGTAATGCCATGACTGCCGAAGAGCGTGCCATTGATAGGGCTGTTAAGCGTACCGGCAGGAAATCTCAAGACTTTACTTACAAACCGTCTACCAATATGGCGGTTTTAAAAAACAGGAAATAAATATGGCAATTGACAAAGCACTAGGGCAAGCCCCGCTAGGACTAAATCTTGAAGAGATGGAAGATGAGCCTGCTCTTGAGATAGAGATTGAAGATCCCGAGGCTGTGCGTAT